GCGCTAGAGGCAGCGACAGGGCACTGAGGGCACTAAGGGCATCTTCAGCAGGGAAGGGGTCTACATGGTCAAAAATAACCCAGACGCCAGCAAACACGTGCACGTGCTTCGGGTGTTCTCGTCGTTCGACGACGGCATGGCAACGGTCGTGCAAACTCCGTTTGCTGTCTTGCATACGCATGACGACGGGCAGTGCAGCGAGACAGGACCGGCGAAGTGCGTGGTGCTTGACGCCCAAATGGTTGGGTTTGCCGAGCCTCATGAGGTTCAGGCGTTAGGAGAGTTTCTTCTTGATGCGGCCGAGTGGCTGAGGAGTGACCATGATTAGCAATCTTAAGTCGCACAAAGTCGTCCTGTCGCTGGGCGAGATGCAGCAGGGTGTTGCTGTTGGTAGCCGCAGGCAGCTTGACTCCGTAATGGCTGGCAATGCCTCTGTCCGGCAGACGCCGTCTGGGCCGTCGTGGACAGAGCACATCGAGGGTGCTCTTGGAGAAATCGCAGTCGCCAAGTTGGCCGGCGTGTACTGGGACGGTGGCATAAACACGTTTGGCAGCCCAGACCTGCCTGGCGTGCAGATACGCACCCGGTCCCGGCACCACTACGAGATGATTGTGCGAGACAAGGAGTCTGCTGGCGGAAAGAACGACAACAGCAGGTATGTGCTGGTGACGGGCAGGTCGCCGTTTTACATCGTCCAGGGCTGGATATGGGGCAAGGACGCAAAAAAGCCCGAGTACAGAAAGTCTCCTGGCTACGGGGAGGAGGCGTGGTTTCCCCCGCACATTGCCATGAAGAACGTCAACCCAGACGAGCTTCGTGAATGGATACTTGCCAGCAGGAGGACGCCATGAGCCTCGCTCAGTTCGCAGACGAGATCACATGGTGCGCCGTGTGCTGGTCAAAAAACAACTTGCACATCCACCACATGATGCAGGGCACAGGCCGGCAGCACGACCGGCTAGGACTGATCCGGCTGTGCGAGAGGTGCCACCGAGCACTGCATGACGGCGGCAGCTTCGTCGTTACCAAAGGCCACGTGCTGGCAGCCAAGCGAGAGCAAGACCCAGACTTCTACGACCCTCGCGGCCTTGCAGCAATGAGGCACAGGCAGGCCCTGAGTTACGACCCGGAGCCATATACATGGAAAATCCTGAGGGAGCGGGTGCGGAACGGACCACCAATGGAGTATTTAGCAATGTCGATCAACAGTCGTTCAAAGGGTGCAAGGGGCGAGAGGGATGCTGCCGCTGCTCTCAACGAGATATGTCCTCATGCCATGGCGCGTCGGGGCCAGCAGCACAGCGGGACAGAGACATCAGCGGATCTGGTGACGCCGGGCATGCCGGGCCTCTGGGTTGAGGTCAAGCGAGTCCAGCGCCTGAACGTGCATGCCGTTATGGAAAAGGCGTCCGAGCAGGCAGGGCAACTGACACCAGTTGTGATGCACAGAAAGAACCAGCAGGAGTGGCTGTTGACGATGCGACTGTCTGACGTAGTAAATGTCGCCAGAGAGATACTTAATGCAACTCTTTCGCAGAACTAAGCGCTGGCTTAGGCGTGCGTACCCTCTGCCGTTCGCGGTAAGGGTGCTTACGCTTCCGCAGTCGCACCCCCGAATGGACGGTGCGTGTGGGTGGTTTGTTGTAGAAGGGGAAGGCAAGTTCAGGATCTACATAGCAATCGCTCAGGACTCGTGCATGGCAGAGACGCTGATCGAGGAGTGGTCGCATGCAATGCGGCACGCCATGCCGCTTGATGTGGACTACGACGGCGAGCCGCACGACGCACACTTCTGGGGAATCTACGGCGCTATAACTAACTCATGGAGATCGCGGTTTCGCAGTTTATAGGAGGGAAAGATGAAGCACTTTGACACCGGAGCGGTACGAAGCAGTGACGCAGAGACTGAGCGTTATGATCTGGTTAGTCCGATTGGTCTTGCGGCTGTTGCGAGAGCGTGCCACGAGGGGGCAAGAAAGTACGGCGACTTCAACTGGGAAAGAGGAATGCCGTGTCACGACTTGTTAAATCACGCGTTGCGTCACATCTACCTGTTCCTCTCTGGAGATAGGTCAGAAGAGCATCTAGGTCATGCAGCGTGGGGAATGTTGTCAGCCATTCACTCCCTTGAGTGTTGGCCCGAACTAAACGAGGGCACCCTGCGTTCAGCGGGCTGCCGGCCCCCAGAGGTACGCGATGAGAGCCGAAGACACGTACGAAGAGGACAACAGCCGTCTTGAGAAAGGCTGGCGAAACTTCCTGGCGTCACTGCTGGTGGATGCAAGGAACGAAATAGGCTGGCTGTCTAGGACGCTGACCAGCGAGGACATTGTGTCTGCGACACGCAGAGACGGCTTCTCACGGCATCGACTGGTGTGCGCGGCTTCTCACTGGAGGTGGGTGTTCGATGCCCACCCATGCGTCCTTCCGTTTGCGTATTGCTGCGACGAGTTAGGTCTGGATGAGATGTCGGCACGCAACAGAATCATCGCCCACTGCAGCGAAAACAGGGACATAAACAGATTGGTACAGCTTGTTTTGTCCATGGAGAAAGACTGATGGCAGTAGCAGATGCACCGCTAATGGCTGCAGAGGAGGCGCACGGACTTGCGCAAAAGGTCCGAGTGTTTGTAGCCATGGCTCGCGAAAGCGCAGCCGGCGGCATTTCTGTTGCTGAGTTTGGCGAGCTAATGCTGGCGCTATTGCGTATATGCGTGGCCGCTGCCGACTCAATCCCTGCTGCAGGTGCCGAGCGGAAAGCGTGGGTCATGGAGGCTGCGGGCGTCCTGTTTGACGAGGTGGCCGACTTCATGGTGCCCACTATTGCAAAGCCGTTCTGGCTGTTGTTTAGGCCAGGGGTTCGTTCTTTGGTGCTGAGCGCCGTGTCGGGCATAGTCGAGTCACTTCTGCCACTAGTAAGGGAGGCAACGGTTTGATTTCTGCAACCCTTTTAATTGCTGCTGCTGCTGGTGTCTTGTTTCTTTGGCCGTCGTCTGCTCCGCCTGCCGCAACTAAGGTGCCGCCTAGCCTGTCGGAACCAGTTGTGACAACGCCTCTGCGTCCGTCATACAACAACGCGATGAACGCTTTGGCGTTGGTGAGAACTCGGTTGTCGCAGACGGAGACGCTTACCGACAAAGAGAAGGAGTGCATTACCTCGCTGACTGTTGCTCTCATTGGCGGGAGCGACCGATGAGCTTTCGGGTCCGGCTCGCCATTTTCTTGTGCGTCATGGCATACCTGCTGTCTCAGCAGGCACCACCCCCTGCGCCTCCGGAGCCATCGCCGGCACCGGCGGCGGCCATTGATCTAAGGGGCATGTTTGTCGGAGACACGGCGGGCCAGGATGCAGCGATCCTGAGTGCATTGTGCCACGAGATAGCCGATGAAATCGAATGGGACGGAAACCAGGCAGAGCCATACCTGACCACTGGCGTAGCATTTGATCTGCTGCGGACTAGAGCCAGAGATGCTCGCATGCGAGGTGTTTCTATTGGCGACCGACAGCCACGCGTGCGAAGTGCAATAAGCGAGTTCCTTGACGACAAGGTTGGGGATTCCGGTGGGCCTGTGGACGACGCGACAAGGCGAAACTGGGTGGCTGCCTACCACGACATCGCGAGGGCATGCAGAGATGCAATTGAATAGCAGGCGTGCCTTCGCCGTTGCTGCCCTGCTTCTCCTGGCGGCTCTGGCGTCGAGCAGTGCATGGAATGACAAGCAGGATTACGGCTATCAGCCAAACCCAGACGGCACTGCACGCTTTCTCCGAGAGCTGCAGCAGCCGCTGTTTCGGGACGCCGGCCGGGACGCGATAACTAAAGCGCGGGGGAAAGACACGTTCTTGTACCGGGCGGCTTACGAAGCCCATCAGGAGTTGTATAAGAGGCCATGGGTTGTAGGAAAGCAATCCATTGGCGATTGTGTCAGTTGGGGCTGGGCGCACGGAGTTTGGATTGCTCAGTGCGTAGACTGGGAGCAAGGGCTGCTTGACCAGCCTCCGCCGTTCCCGGCAACGGAATCTATCTACGGGGGCTCACGCGTAGAAGCCAGGGGCCGTGACGGCTCCGGTCGCTCTGCGGTCGGCGGGTGGTCTGACGGGAGTTACGGAGGGGCGGCTGCCCGTTGGTGCAGGGACTGGGGCGTTGTCTACAGGCAAGCCCAGCCTACTGGCATTGATCTCACGAACTACTCAGGCGAGCGAGCCAAGCAATGGGGGGCTTACGGCAACGGCGGGCAAGGTGACGGCGGCAAACTTGACGAGGTAGCCAAGTCGCATCCGTGCGAATACGTCGCGCTTGTCAAGACGTTCGATGAGGCTTCTGCCGCTATTGAGTCTGGGTACCCAGTGGCTGTGTGCTCGATGGTTGGGTTCTCCAGCCAAAGAGACTCAGATGGCTTCTGTCGTCGTTCAGGCAGTTGGGCACATTGCATGTGCTTTATATCTGTCCGGTACGGCTCACGCCCTGGACTGCTATGTATCAACAGTTGGGGCCCATCATGGGTTCGCGGACCGAAGTGGCCCGAAGACATGCCCGATGGATCATTCTGGGTTGATAAAGACACAGTCAATGCCATGCTGCGTGGCGGGGACTCGTTTGCTGTTGGGTCTGTTGCCGGTTTTGACTGGCGTGACCTGGATCACGGGGAGTGGCTGAATGAAGGTTGATGTAAAGTACACAGTGATTGCGTGTCTCATTGCTGCCGCTGTGGTCTATGGAATGATGGGGCCGGGCTCAAAGCCGACGCCCGACAGCCGGCCTGTCGTGACGTTCTTGGCTCGCGTAGCAAAGCTAGCGCTGTGGCTTGCGTTCGTCAGCGATCCGCCAGAGCAACGTTACCCAGAGCCCATTCAGCAAACTGTTGATGCAGACGGATACCCGAAACTCAGTCATGCAAGGAGCTTGTA